GAGGGGCAGTGCGCCTGCCCTTCTGCGGTGCGCTTGGCACCAGACAACACACAGGAGAAAAGACTATGAAATACATCATCACAGCAGCTACCATTGCGCTGGCTGGAGCAGCACATGCAGATGACGACAGCTTTAACGGCGTGTCCGGTTCTTTCCAAGGCGGCGTCAGCACCTTTGCCAAGTCTGGCGGCATGTCCATGACCGGATCGTGGGGTGGCGACACCAACAGCAGCATCCGTAATGAGAGCGGGTCTGGCGAGTTTGCCGGGGCCAGCATGTCTTGGGACCACGACGAAGGCAGCGTGACCATGACGGGCGAGAGCTTCACCGACGGCTTTGACTTCTCGAACACCGAGGCAGGTGGTGGCTACGGAGGATCGTTTGCTGCACGGGCTGGCATTGCTGGTGCCGAGGGCGTCTTCGAAGGTGGCTTTTCCAGCGGCGAGTTTGATGACGATTCCGAGTTCCCGGGTCTGGGCCTCGGCCACGGTGGTTTTGGAGACGGCACCCCCGGCAATTCCGATAAGTGGGACGATGACTAAGGCTTGACAATCGGTGGTGGGTTGCGTATGTGTAGCCCATCACCAAACCACACTCAGGAGAAATCAAATGAAACTAACAGCAATCGCAGCCGCTCTGATCTTTGCCACCAGCGCATCTGCACAGTCCGTCAACTCTGACAGTGTATCCCAGAGCGGTTCCTACAGTGGTGTAGTTATTGAAGGTAGCAACACCGACCTGTCCTCGCAGGTGCCGGGCATGGGTGCGCCCAGCATGAGTCACACCACGTCCTGTGCCTTGAGCGCATCCGGTGCTGTCTCTGGTCCCGGCTTTGGTATTAGCTTTGGCAATGGACGTATCGACGACGAGTGCAACACTCGGGAAGAGGCACGGTTCCTACATGACCTGTTGTCTCAGCGCCCTAGTCCTGCTCGTCGTGCAGCTATCCACCATGCTTGTAGTCGGGATGAGTCCATGCGCAATACACTGGTGGCGATTGGTGTTTGTCGAGTGGTGAAGCAGTAAGAAAAGGAACCACCAATGAGTAACACAGAAGACTACCAGAAGGCCACGGCAGACCGTGCAGTAGAAATCCTAGCCTATGAATGGATCAACGGAGGTGGTGATGCCTTGGTTTTGATTCAGGCAATGGCAGAGTTTATCCAAGGGGTAGAGGCAGCTATGGGTGATGCTAATGAGTGAAGACCAGATTATTGTGCAGTTGAACCCCGATGTCCCCCCTACAGGGAGTGATTTGAGCATCGTCAATGCCGCACGTCGAAGCTTTGGTAAACGTAGTGAGTGGGATTGGGTTACACCAGCAAAAGGTAAACCTGCTGGAGCTTCTTACCGACCAATGCTCAAAGACAAAGACAAACGACTACTTGAGTTCTTGGCTCGTGGGATGACTGCGGATGACTTTGAGGCTTTCAAGCTAGAGGTAGGGTCCAAAGGTCTCGATTGGCTCTACTATATGGGCAATGACAAGGAACAAGAACTACTGGAACTCCTCTGGCAGTGGCGAAACACACCTACTCACGACACACCGTTTAACCACGGCTTCTTTAGCTTTGAGGTGAAAGCACCGATCTTCGTAAGGGCGCAGTTGGTCAAGCATGAGTACCTTATCATGTCAGAGTTCTCTCGTCGGTATATCACTGATGACGTAGAGTTCTACGAGCCTGACTACTGGCGAAAGGCTGCACCTGATAAGAAACAAGGAAGTCTTGAGGAGCCTGTTCACTATGGAACTTTGGCCAATTATAACCACACTTGTGCCTATGAGTTTAATCAGATGTTGGATTTTGGAGTAGCACCCGAGCAGGCACGGATGGTTCTCCCCCAGTCCCTTATGACTGCATGGACTTGGAGTGGAACCCTTGGTGCATTTGCCAAGATGTGTCAACTACGGCTACACCCTGAGGCTCAGTATGAGGCCCGATTGGTAGCTCAAAAGGTGTATGAAGAACTGAAGAGGCAGTTTCCTGTAGCTGCGCCACTGCTTGTAGAGGGAGCAACCTAAAGGAATTGCAATGTCAATAGGCAAACTGTACGGGTTGCTTAGACCAAGGAGAATACCTATGACTAGACGTAGGAAGAAGAAGACTGATGACCCTATCACACTAGGGTTGATTGTTATGAGTGCAACTGCATTGGCTGTAGTTCTTGTAGCTGTTGCCCTTGCTGCTTTGACTGGTTGGCTATAGGAGGCACTGATGTATACACCAGACAACTGGGTAATCATTGAGATAAAAGGTGACGACCCTCACTATCGTGTTCTGGCTGGCTGGTCTGGTGGTTATACTACCGGGTCCTCTTGGCGGTTGAACAGCGGCATCACTCGGCATGAGTTTGATGAAGACTACTGGTATTTCTATGGTTCTTCCGGTAGCTGCTACAAGTGCCATGCTGATGCCTATTGTCTGCGAATGAACAATGCCCACATTTGGAAACAGCTACAGGGACGCCACGGGGATAAAGTCAGGCTGCTTGAGGACCAAGAGTGGGTAGCTGAGGACTGGGACTGGATTATAGGAGATTCTAATGACTGACAAGAGACTTTATGTAACTGATAAGGAAGAGCATGAGGACGGCAGTGCTACCCTAAGTTTTGTTATGGACAGTGAGACAGCAGAGTTAGTCTCTAGTCTTGGTTTGCAGTTTCTGCTATACTGCGGTGCTCATGGTCTTTCTACAGAGGAGGCCCTAAGAATTATTCAGGAGAATGGTAAGTTTGAGCGGTGGGGAGACAAACAGGATGATTGACAACATCACACTAGACACTGACGAGCTAGGTATCTGGCTAGTTTGTGAGACACCAGAAGGGCCACAGCAAATGGGACATATCTCGTGGAAAGAAATTACCCGTGGTGTTGAACGGGCCCTACAACAAGAAAAGTTCCTGCTTGCACTAGCTAAACTGGACGAAGAGGATGACCTACTATGAGCTACTGGCACTACCAAGTGATGAGACACACAGATAGCTCTGGTGAGGACTACTACGCTGTCCACGAATACTACGAAATGGAGGATGGGGACGGCTGGACAGAGAACCCCGTAGACGTAACAGGGACATCTATTGCAGACCTGAAGAAGTCTCTTATGTGTATGCTACTTGACATTGACAAGCACGGGGTAAAAGACTATGACTAAGAACCTGGAGGTAGCACATGGAATTGTCTAGGAAGCCCTGTCCTTTCGTAGACTGCGCAAGCTCTGATGCTTTTAGCTACAACACAGAGAAGATGGTTGGCAGGTGTTTCTCATGTGAGCGTAGCTACCCTAACAAGTCTGCTGAGGTATTCGACTGGGCCTCTGAGGACTATCCCACAAACAGGAGCACTAACAGCATGAACACAGCACAGCAATCTGTATGGTCACGAACAGGCACCAACCTAACCGAGATGACGGCAGCAGCCTACCGGGGCATCACTCCTGCAACTATGAAGTTTTATGGAGTAAAGTCTGTAGTTGACCAGGCTACTGCCGAGACTGTGGGCCATGCCTATGTCTACCCTTCAGGTGGCTGCAAGGCCCGTAAGTTTCCTAAGGACTTCTTCGTTGACAACTTCAAGTCTGACGAGTTGTTCGCTATGGACAAGTTCAACAGTGGGTCAAGTAAGGTTGTGGTCATCACCGAGGGTGAGCTGGACGCTATGTCTGGCTACCAAATGACTGGGTCCAAGTACCCCTTCGTGTCTCTTCCTGGAGCCACCCCGTCCCGTAAGCTCTGGCAGAATGAGAAGGTCATGAAGTTCCTTAAGAGCTTCGACAAGATTCTTATGTCTGTGGACAGTGATGGTAAGTCCGACGGTATCGTGAACAAGCTGGCCATCATGTTCCCTAACAAGGTCTATGTAGTTCCTCATGACAAGTACAAGGACGCGAATGAGTTCCTTGAGGCAGGTGCTAGTGCTGCCTACAACTCTGCCTTCTTCAATGCCAAGAAGTATGTTCCTGAGAATGTCTTCAACACTACGGAACAGTTCCTAAAGATTGTACATGAGGAGGACGACAGCAGCTACCTTCCCACCTACATCCAGGGCTTTGACGACCTAGCCCTCGGCCTCATGCGTGGCCACTTCACTGTGTTCTCTGCTCCTGAGGGTATTGGTAAGACAGAGTTCATGCGTAAGCTGGAGCACACTATGCTTCGTAGCTACCCTGAGGTACCTATTGCTATCTGTCACATGGAGGAGACGAAGAAGCGGTCGATCCTGGGCCTTGTGTCCTACTGGATTAACAAGAATGTCACACGCACTGACCTGATTGACGACAAGAAAGAGGTTGATACTGCCATCAAAGAGATGAGTGAGCGGGAGAACCTGTTCCAGTTTAGCCTTGGTGTAGACGAAGACCCCATGTCTATCCTTGACCGCATCCGTTACTTTGCTGAGGGCTGTGGCTGTCAGTACATCTTCTTCGAACCCATCCAGGACCTGGCCTACTCCCGTCAGACTGACCAGACTACAGAGGCATGGCTGTCGGAACTGTCCACTAAGCTGGCACGTCTAGCCTCTGAGCTGAACGTAGGTATCGTGACGATTGCTCACGAGAATGATGATGGTCAGATCAGGGACTGCCGCATGATCGGGAAGCGGGCCTCTGTTGTAGTACGCCTCAAGCGTGACAAGATGCACGAGGACGAGGATCAGCGCAACACTACGGAACTTCTGTTGGTTAAGAACCGTCCTGCTGGTGCGACTGGCTGTGCTGGGTGGTTAAAGTTTGATGAGGAAACCTTTACACTTCACGAGGTTTCTGTTGATGACGAGATATAGTCCTATGGTAGATACTAAACGTTGTTCAAAATGCAAGGAGACTAAGAGTGTAACGGAGTTTTCTAAGGACCGTTGTCAAAAGGACGGCCTTCAATCTAAGTGTAAATCGTGTGGGAGACAGTACTACCAAGAAAACAGAGAAAAGAAACTTGAGTACGTCAAACAGTACTACCAAGAGAACAGGGGAAGGATACTTAAGAAGGTCAAACAGTACCGACAAGAAAACAAAGAGAAAATACGTGAGTACAAAAAACAGTACTACCATGAGAACAGGGAGAGGATACTTGAGTACAGTAGACAGCTCTACCAAGAGAACAGGGAGAGGCGTTCTGAGAACAATAAACAGTACTACCAAGAGAACAGGGGAAGGATACTTAAGAAGGTCAAACAGTACCGACAAGAAAACAAAGAGAAAATACGTGAGTACAAAAAACAGTACCGACAAGAGAACAGAGACTATTACCTTGAATGCAGTAGAAGGTACGTAGCCCTTAAAAGATCAGCCATACCAGAACATCTCCTTAACTGTAAGGTAGAACGTCAACGCTTAGTGGACATCTACGCGCTACGTCAAAGAATATCTGACGCTACAGGTATAGAGTACCACGTCGATCACATGTGGCCGTTATCTAAAGGAGGGCCTCACTGGTCAGGTAACCTACAAATAATCCCTGCTGACGAGAACTTATCTAAGCGAGACAGTGTTGACGAAGAACTGGTAGCTGTAATACAATCCGCACTTGACGAAGACGTAGAGAGGCTCAAACGACATGGGAAAGACGGTAGCATTAGATATTGAAACAGACGCACTGGACGCTAAGCGTATCTGGTGCATCGTCGCCCGTGATGTATCGGGAGGAGACCACGAGGTATTCATTCACCCGGACAAGCTACAGCCTGAGCGTGATCGTTACCTTGAGTTCATCCAGGGCTGCGACAAGATCGTTATGCACAATGGTGTAGGCTTCGACTGGAAAGTTCTTTGTAGGTTCTTCGGGGACGAACATCTCCCCTTTGAGAAGGTTGTGGATACCCTGATTATCTCACGCCTTCTTAGGTATGACCGTCAGGGTGGTCACTCACTGGACGCATGGGGTAAGCGCGTTGGCCTCTACAAGGGCAAGTTCACTGACTTCGAGGGTGGCCTTACTGACGAGATGCTGGACTACTGCAAGTTGGACGTAGACGTAACCGTCAAGGTCTACAGAAAACTGGCTGAAGAGATCAAGCGGAAGGGTGGCATGGAGACCTGGGCCAAGCCTATCCGTGTAGAGCATGAGACCCAGCGTGTGCTTGAGCAGGCTACGGAGAATGGCTTCTTCTTCGATGCAGATGGTGCGGAGAATATGCTACAGACAATCAAGGAACGTATGTCTGATCTTGAGGAGCAGTTCCAACAGGACTTCCCGCCTAAGCTGGAGGTTGTCAACACTCTTAAGTACCGCCTAAAGGCTGACGGTATGCTCTACAGCAATGTGCAGAAGGCTATGGACAAGTACCCTAAGACTGAGGTAGTAGAGGACACGCTTGTCTGTTACGACTACATCCCCTTTGAGCCTGGGTCACCCAAGAAGCGTATCGACAGGCTCTGGGAGGCAGGATGGAAGCCCGTAGCTAAGACGGATGGGCACGTCCAGTGGGAGCGTGACATGAAGGACGCCCAACGCAACGGCCAGCCTACAGAAGAGCTGAAAGAACGTGAGCACAAGTTCAAGAGGTACGGGTGGAAGTGTAACGAACAGAACCTCAACACACTACCAGCTAATGCACCCTCTGGAGCCCACAAGCTGGCTGAATGGATGACACTTGACGGTCGTAGGTCCAGCCTTGTGGAGTGGCTCGGTCAATACAAAGAGGAGGACGGACGCATTCACGGTCGCTTCACAGGTATCGGGAGCTGGACCCACAGGCTTGCACACAGCGCACCTAACCAGGCCAACATCCCTGCTGAGTTCCATGGTGACCCAGACACGGCAGTGAAGAAGGTGAAGGCGCAGTATGATGGACCTATGAGGGCCCTCTGGGGTGTGCCTGAGGGTAGCTGGCAGGTAGGCACAGACGCTGAGGGTATCCAGCTTCGTTTGTTGGCACACTTCATGAAGTCCGAGCAGTACCGTGAAGCTATCCTGTCGGGGTCGAAGGAGGACGAGACAGACATCCACAACCTAAACCGTAGGGCCTTAGGGCTTGACCACATAACAAGGGACAATGCTAAGACCTTTATCTACGCATTCCTGTTGGGTGCAGGCAACGCAAAGATTGCTGAGATTCTGTCCTGTAGTACTACACAGGCTGGTGCCGCAGTGGAGAACTTCACCCAGTCCATTGAGGGTCTCGCCCGTCTGAAGAAAACAATCATCCCTCGTGTAGCTAAGAGAGGCTGGTTCAAGGGTCTCGATGGGCGTCGTGTGTCCTTCCCTGGGCAGCACTACATCCTGGCTGGTATGCTACAGAATGGTGAGTCCACCCTTATGAAGTACGCCTGCCTCAAGTGGATGAAGGATGCAGACAGCGAGGGCATAGACTACAAGCTCCTGACTTGGCCACATGATGAGTGGCAGACGGAGGTTACAGGATCACGAGACATGGCAGAGCGTCTAGGTAAACTACAGCGTGATGCTATTGTGTGGGCAGGAGAGGAACTCGAACTCTTCTGTCCTCAGGAAGGGTCTACAGACATAGGGAAAAATTGGCGTGAGTGCCACTAACCCTATTGACAGACACACAATTATTCGAGTATACTTCGCAAACTCTAACGCCATAAAGGAGAGACAACGCATGGCTAAGTTTATCAAGGCAGTTGGCACCGTTGAGTGGGCTAAAATCTTCCCGCAGAACATGGACAAGGGTGGTGACGAGAACAATGCAGCCAAGGCTGTGAAGAAGGCAGGGGGTCAGTACGTCATGGACTTCTACCCTGATGACCCTGATGGTTTCATCGCGGACCTGGAGAAGAATGGTGTAGACATGGCACCTATGGGCCACAAGCGCATCAAGGAGAAGGATGGCCGCACCTACATCAAACTGAAGCGTAAGCACATTGGTCCTTTTGAAGAGGCTGGTGGTCCTCCGAAGGTTGTTGATTCGGATAAGACTCCGTGGGACATGGACGAGAACGGTGAGATCGGTAATGGCAGTAAGGTCGGTGTCGTTCTGGACAGCTACAACGGGAACATTCGGTTGGCTGCGGTGCAGGTGCTCGAACTCGTTGAGTACCAGGAGGAGAACATTGATGATGCAATCGACTTCTGATCTGTAGCTGAGCAGCGGGGTGTTCGAAAGAGCACCCCTTGCCTACACCAGACAAGACTAAAGAGAGGTATACATGGAACTTAAATTCAAGATTGACGGCCACGAGGTATTCGACGGTATTCTCTTGGCCCTCCTAAAGAAAGACTTCGAGGACCTGGACCTGGACCTGGACGAGGACGATCGACAGGCCTTCCTTGAGGTTATTCAATTCTACACAACCGAAGGGGAGTTCCGGGATTGGTATGAAAATCTTGATTGATGGGGACCCATACGCCTACAGGTCCTGCTTCTCCAAGGATGTTGAGTGTGAGGAGGACGCCATCGAAATGCTGGACAGCCTGCTCGAAGAAACACTCATGGAGGTTGACCCCTTCTGGACCGAGGAAGACTACGAGCTATTCCTGACAGGCAAGACAAACTTCCGGCATGACGTAGCTGTATCTTTCCCCTACAAAGGCAACAGACAACAGGAGAAACCAGATCATCTGTACCAGGTACGGGAGCACATGGTGGAGAACTGGGATGCTGTAGTTTCCGAAGGGGAGGAGGCTGACGACATGATTGCGATTAGGGCCACAGACCTCTACCCTGACTGTGTTGTAGTCTCCATTGACAAGGACATGCTACAGATTCCAGGTACTAACTACAACCCTGGTACTCGTAAGTGGACAGAGGTGTCTGAGTTCGAGGGTCTTAGGTTTTTCTACCAGCAGATACTGACAGGAGACAAGGCAGACAACATCATAGGGCTGTACGGCATTGGCCCTAAGAAGTCCGAAGCCATGCTCAAGGATGCTGAGACGGAGGAAGAACTCTACAGGATTTGTGTAGATGCCTACGACGGGGACACGGAGAAGGTCCTGGAGAATGCTAGGCTCCTCTGGCTTCGCCGCTACCCTGACCAGATGTGGGAGCCTCCCTATGAATCGTAACAGGTACAGTAAGAAAGCTCTTGAGGCTGGGTTCCGGTCCGGCCTTGAGATGAACATAGCAGAGCAACTCAAGAAGAGCAGGGTAAAGTACAGCTACGAGGAGATGAAGATTAAGTGGACCCTGACCGAGCACAAGGTCTACACCCCTGACTTCGTACTACCAAACGGAATCATTATTGAGGGTAAGGGTAGGTTCAAGGCAAGCGACAGGAAGAAACACCTGGCCATCAAGAAACAACACCCGGAGCTTGACATTCGCTTTGTCTTCTCTAACTCTAACAATAAGATTCTAAAAGGATCGAAGACAACCTACGCCATGTGGTGCGAGAAGAATGGTTTCCTCTACGCAGACAGGCTAATACCGAAGGAGTGGTTAGATGAATAAGGAGACGTTAGGCGAGGCCCTGTTCTGGGACCTGGAAGAACTCGGACTTGACCCGTACGACGAGAACATTCTTGAGGCTCTGCTCAGGGCCTACGAGGCGGGCTACTGTGATGCGAGGGCTGAACCCTATGATCTGTAAGATTCACTCAGCCACGCTCGTACCGGATGAGGAGCTGGAAGAGCAAGGCTACCACTCACTTCTTTGTGTAGCTGAGATAGACGGACAGGTCTACAGGAACTTCGTCCTTGTCTTTGATGACCTGACGGTTCCCTACGCAATACAGAAACACTGTCAGTCTTCTGTTGAGCCCTACGAGATTGAGTTAAACGACACAGAAGAGGAGGGTTACGCATGAGTGGACGGACAGCCATAGTATTCAGTTGTGCCCACGCTAAACCAGAGGCTAGCAATGAGAGGTTCGACTGGCTCGCTCAGTTGATCTATGACATTCGACCAGACTACGTAGTTGATCTAGGCGATGGGGCTGACATGTGTAGCCTCAATAGTTTCGACACTAGGTATCCCCAAGCAATCGTGAGCCAGTCCTATGAAGCTGACATTGAATCCTATAACGATGCTCAGGAACGTCTTCGTAAACCTTTCAAGAAGAACAAACGAAAGCGACCTTACTGGATTGGATTTGAAGGCAACCACGAGAATAGAATCAAAAAGGCTATTGCTCATGACCCAAGACTTGAGGGAAAGAAATACGGGATTGCCTTTGAGCATCTTCAAACGAACAAATGGTTTGACGACTACCACGAATACACTAATTCCGCGCCCGCCCTCGTTGACTATGACGGTGTGCTTTACGGCCATTTTGTGTCTGCTGGGAATTATGGTCGTGCTATCTCAGGCAAGCATCATGCTCATTCTCTTCTATCCCACGTGGGATGTTCTGTTAGTGTCGGCCATAGTCATAAATACGACTATTACTATCAAGGGGCTACACTCCCTAATCCAACTATCGGGCATGTGGTTGGCTGCTTCAAGGGAAAAGAAGAGGCTTGGGCAGGTCAGGCAAACAGAGAGTGGAGGTCTGGAGTGGTAGTTAAGAGAAACCTACAGGACGGTGTGTATAGCCACCAGTGGATTAGTATGGAAGAGCTGAGCAGGGAGTATGGATGATGTTTGACCTAGAGAGCAAGATCAATGTTCTCGCGGAGGACTACGGACTAGAGGCACTGATAGAGATGCTTGACATCACCCCCTATGCTGTGGTAAACTCTCTAATTCAGACTGGCCTGCTGGACACGGACGAGATCATTAGGCTTACTGAAGAACTAGAATGGTGGGAAGGACTAGAAGAATGATAACACAGGACGACATAGACGCCTTTGCTGATGGCTACGCCTACTGGAGCGAACCTCCTAGCAGCTATCCGACACCCCTGGAGATGACGGAGCACTACCAGAAGACTACAGAACAGACCCCTGACCCTGACCTGTACAGTAGGCTCATCCGGGAAGAGTTCACTGAGTGGGTTATGTCTCTCAACGCAGAGGACCTGACAGAGGAACTGAAGGAACTGGCTGACCTTGTTTATGTAGTCTATGGCTACGCCAATGCAAAGGGCTGGGACCTGGACGAGGCTCTCTACCGTGTCCACTCCAACAACCTTGGTCGTATGTACCAGCCGGATGGTTCGATCAAGCGACGTGAGGACGGAAAGATCATCAAGAACAAAGACTATCCTGCCGTAGACCTTAGCGATCTAGTGTAAGACAAGAAGGAGAAACATAAGTGACCAACAACAACTACCTTCCCACGCCATACCAAGAGTTTATTGCACTGAGTCGGTATGCTCGTTGGCTTCCTGAGGAGAACCGACGAGAGACTTGGAGTGAAACTGTTGGGCGGTATGTGAGCAACATCCTTCACACCAAAGTAGACACACCTACTGAGAATGAGATCGAACAGGCAGTCCTGTCCCTTGAGGTTATGCCGTCTATGCGGTCACTCATGACTGCGGGTAAAGCTGCTGACCGTGACAACACCTGTATGTATAACTGTAGCTATCTTCCGGTAGATGACCCCAAGTCCTTTGATGAGGCTATGTTCATCCTGTTGTGTGGCACAGGTGTGGGCTTCTCTGTTGAACGCCAGTACATCTCTAAGCTACCTGAGGTGCCTGACACCCTCTTCGACAGCGACACAACCATTGTGGTCAAAGATAGTAAGGAGGGCTGGGCTAAGGCATACCGACAACTCCTAAGTCTTCTCTGGGCTGGTGAGGTGCCTAAGTGGGATGTCTCTAAGGTCCGTCCTGCTGGTGCCAAGCTGAAGACTTTCGGTGGTCGTGCCTCTGGTCCTGCTCCTCTGGAGGATTTGTTCCGGTTCACCATTGACAAGTTCCGAGGGGCCACTGGGCGTAAGCTGAACTCTATTGAGTGTCACGACATCATGTGTAAGATTGGTGAGATTGTTGTAGTTGGTGGCGTCCGCCGCTCTGCTATGATCTCTTTGTCTAACCTCAGTGATGATCGTATGCGTCACGCTAAGTCGGGTCAGTGGTGGGAGTCTCAGGGTCAACGCGCCTTGGCTAACAACTCCGTAGCCTACACAGAGAAGCCTGATGTAGAGACTTTTATGCGTGAGTGGACGGCCCTAATCGAGAGTAAGTCTGGTGAGCGGGGTATCTTCAACCGTGTAGCAAGTCAGAAGCAAGCCTCTAAGAATGATCGTCGTGATCCTAACTACGAGTTTGGCACCAATCCTTGTAGTGAGATTATCCTTCGACCCTACCAGTTCTGCAATCTGACGGAGGTTGTAGTCCGTGCTACTGACACTCTTGAGGACCTAGAGCGTAAGGTTCGTTTGGCTACCATCCTTGGGACTATTCAGTCCACCTACACAAAGTTCCCGTATCTTCGTAAGGTGTGGCAGAAGAATACTGAGGAGGAGCGCCTGTTGGGTGTGTCTCTTACAGGTATCATGGACAACCCGTTGATGACTACAAAGAATAAAGAATTGGAGAAGACACTTGAGCATCTTCGAAGTGTTGCTGTTGTCACTAATCGGGAGTGGGCTGATCGGCTCGGGATTCCTGTTTCTGCTGCCATTACTTGCGTCAAGCCTTCGGGAACAGTTTCACAACTTGTGGACTCTGCGAGTGGAATTCATACTCGGCATAGCTCTTATTACATTAGGACTGTCCGTGGTGATAACAAAGACCCTCTGACACAGTTCATGATTGACCAAGGTATTCCTAGTGAGCCTTGTGTCATGAAGCCCGAGACCACTACGGTGTTCAGCTTCCCTGTTAAGTCGCCTGAGGGTGCTGTTACCCGCAACGATATGTCAGCTATTGAGCAGCTTGAGACATGGCTTATGTATCAGCGTCACTGGTGTGAACACAAACCTAGTGTTACCGTAAGTGTCAAAGAGGACGAGTGGTTGGATGTAGGTGCCTTTGTCTACAAACACTTTGATGAGATGTCTGGTGTTAGTTTCCTGCCCTATGATGGTGGGACTTACCAGCAAGCTCCCTACCAAGAGTGTGATGAGGACACCTACAAAGAGGCTTTTGGTAGTATGCCTGAGTCTATCGACTGGTCTGATCTGGCAGAGTATGAGGCTGAGGACAACACGTCAGGTATGCAGACAATGGCGTGCGTCAGCGGTATGTGTGAAATTGTGGACCTTACCTAAGTGTCTAACTACAAAACACCTGAGCATGTGGATAAAAGGCTCCCCTCAAGGGGTAAAGAACCTAAACCAAAGGCTGTAGAACCAATGGCTAAACCTCGTGGCATAGAACGTAAGGGTGATAAGTTCAAAGTTTTCCTTGACATTGAAGGTAAGAGGGTC